AATCAAGTATTGCTGAAAAAAAACAAAACACACCTACACAAACAAACCAATATCCAAATTCAAAATTAATGTCTTATAGAATTTATTTTCCAAAAGATTCTTATTCTAATAAAAAATATATCGGTTTAAAATTTGATAATAATCCAAATGACTATGATTCTGATTTGACAACAGGTAATAATTTAATATCATTTATTAAATTATATAAATCAAATATAATTATTAATTACAATATTTTATTTGATTTAAATTTCACATCTCTCGAGTCAATAATATGTACAATTGCTATAGGAATTAAAAGTTGTTCAACAACAGATTCTAAAATTAGAATCATTAAAGGAACTAAACATACTTTTGATTTAACAAGTTCTAATGTAATCAATAATAAACTAAATATTACAAATAATATATTGTATTCCGCTAGTGATAATGATGAATTATGTATGATAATTGATTTTGATTGTAGCCCTGGTTCAAATTGTGAACTTAATAGTAAAAAAAGTATCATTAAATTATTATTTTTATAATTTTTATTATTTTTATCAAATTAAAATATCATAAAATAATTATATAATTATTTTATTACTTTGTTATATATTTATCAAAATTATTTATAAATATATAAAATTAAAATCTTTTTTCTGGAGGAACATATTTAAGCAATAATGCATCAAAAATATCTTGTTCAGATTTTGCATCTATGTAAGTTTCTTTTCCTGTTTTATCAGTTTGAATTAATCCATATTCACTTAATTTATATCCAAGTGATTTAGCGTGTAATCTTAATTTTTGATTAAAATCACCTGAACCAGTAAAATGCATTAATGCAGGATAAAAATATTGTATAGGTACTACAATAATATCTAATCTAATTACATTAGTTTTAATATTAAATTCAGATTTAGAATAATCTGTGGGAAGATTAGGAATTAATTTAAATGAAGCAAATCCTTGAAAATGTGTATTGAATGTGGTAGTTAAAGAATCTACAATAAAATATTTTTTCAAATTATCTAATATTAATTTTAGATATTTTCCAGTATCTTCTTTTTGTGTAAGTTTTTTATTTGTTATTAATATATCAACATCTGATGAATATGGTTTAGCTCTGCGATAACTACCACATATTACACTAATAAAATTAGGATCAATTTTATTTAATTCCTCATAAACAAATATATCTAGTCTTGCTATTAAAATGCGTGGAATTTTTTCTATCAATTTATCTTTATATTTTATTCCTAATTTCATTTGGTATGTTAATTCAATCAATCCTTTTTTATATGCTTTTATTAATTCTTTTAAATTTTTTATTCCATATTGTGTATAAAATTCAGATGCTTTAACTGGTCCTATACCATATATTGAACTCAATTCTTTTACAGATTCAATTTGAATTTGAGTTTTTTTTATTTCACTTAATTTACCTGTATCAATTATTTCATTAATTCTGGCTATTGTTTTATCCCCAATACCTTTAATATCAGCTAGTTGAGAACCAGATATTATTGATTTTGAAAATTTTGCTATGATATCTATTGTTTTTTTAATAACCATTAATTTATAATAATTTTCTTTAGGAGATTTTGATGATTTAGAATAATTTGAGTATATCCAATCATAATATCTTATAAATTCATTAACAATGTAAGTATTATCAGGATTTTTAATTTTAATATTTGAAAAATCTACAATTAAACTCATTTCTATTTTAAACTATTATAATCTATATAATAGTACAATAATAATAAAAAATTGATTAAATAAATAAAAGTATATTAGATATAGTTATATTATATATATATATTATATCAATATGGACACAAATACAATTGAAAAACTTAAACATGAAAAAATTGGATTATGTGGATTTAGGAATATGGGTAATACTTGTTATATGAATTCTATAATCCAATTACTAATTCATTCAAAAATTATTATTAATTTTTTATTATGCAGTAACAATCCATATGAAAATGATAACAATTCTAGTTTTGTAGATATGGTAATTAAAGATGAAATAGAGGCTCCATTTATTAAATATTTAAAATCATGTTCTTTAGATAGAATAGCAGATATCATTAGAGAAAAAAATAATTTAAATTCAAATACCGAAGTTAAAGTAAATATAAATGATTTAAAAACATATATGGAAAATACATTAACAATTAAATTAGCAGAATTAATTAATGTAATTATTTATCGCGGAAATAGTTGTGTTACTCCAACAGGATTTAAAAAAATAATTGATAAGAATATTCCTAATTTAAGAGGGTATGGTCAACAAGACGCACATGAATTATTAATTGGAATATTTGATATTTTAATTGAAGAGACTGGTATAGACTCGGAACCGGTAATTAATAATGTTCCAAATTCAGTTAAAGAATATATGCAATTATTAGATGAAATAAGAATTTTAATTAGAAAAACTAATTCAATTGAAGAAAAAAAAAAATATATTATGGAAGTAAATAAATATAAAGAAGAAAATAAAGAAACAATTAATAAATATAATGGTTTAAGATATATGACAAATGTTTTTGGAACCAAAAGAAAAAATTCTTTAGATACATCCACAACTGGATATAATCCATTAATATTTAATTTATTAACTTTTGACGTAAATACTATTAGATGTGTAGAGTGTAATAATACTGTATACAAATATGAATTTAATACAATATTAAGTTTAGATGTTAAACCAACTTTGGAAGAATGTTTTGAAAATTATATTAAAGAAGAAATTATTGAAAGAAAGTGTGAAATATGTTCAAACACAAAAACAATAAAAAAAAAACAAATTTGGAGACCAGGAATGTTATTATATATACAATTGTGTAGATTCAATAATTTACCAAATGGTAAAGTATGGAAAAATAATCAAGATGTTGAAATACCTGAATATATTAATTTGTCTGCTTATTGTGATAATTCAATGAAAACTGATAAATCATTATCATTTAATTATAAACTAAAAGGTATTTCTAATCATATGGGAAGTTTAAATGGTGGACATTATACTGCTGATGCTGTTTCTATTATTGATAATAAAACTTGGTATCATTTTGATGACTCTAGAGTTGGTAAACATCAATCAGAATCATTTGATAAATCTTCAGCATATATATTGATGTATGAAATGGAACCAAATTAATAAAATTTATATTGAAGTTCGCATACAATTACAATCATTTTATTTAAAATATATAAGTACATACAAATATTATAATTAACAAAATTATTATTTGACTTTACATATTTATAAAAATATTCAATATTATAGTTTTTTGGTAACTTTAATATTATAAATTTATTATTATAATTATTATTTTTTTCTTTGGGATTTGAATTAACAATTTGAACATATTTATCTGAAAATTTTTTTGCAATATCAATTACTAATTCTTCTAATTCCATTTTTCCTAATTTTAAAGTTAAATTTTCATTATTTTTATAATTTGAACCTCCCCATGGAGGATCCACAAATATAACATTTGGATTAATATTTAACATTTTTTCATTATTAAATTCAATAGCACATTCATTAATTACATTAATATTTTTAAATCCATATACACCAATATTATTTTTTAGATATTCTGCTCTTAACTCATCTAATTCAATGGCATAAACCGATTTAAAAAATTTTCCAAAAGATAAAACATTACCTCCAACACCCGATGTATAATCAACAATTATTGATTTTTGTGGATTTAAATTATGTTCTAATAGATGGTAACAAATTATTTTTGAAATTATTTCTGAAATTTCTCTTATAGTTATATAACTAAAAGATTCATCATCTATTTTTATTTTCGAAAAATTATTAAAATTTTTTAATATTGGAAATATCCTAGCAATTTTATTATTTATATAAAATTTATCATCATTTATAGCTAAATCCCAAGCATCTCCATTAGTCAAATCATCAGTAATATTATCACTAATAAAATTATTATTTTCATAATTATCTTCTATATTATCTTCGAAATCATTTACTTGATTATTTTTATAATTATTTTCTAAATTATCATTTATTTGATTATTATTCAATTTATTACTTAAATCATCTTGATTATTATTGGTATTCATTAAATTTATAATATTTAAATAATAATTATTATCAGTCAAACATAAATTTTTAAAATATTCATAATTATTTTTATTTTTAATATATTCGTTTAGTATATTATACGAAATTATATTTGGATTGTTAACCCGCAAATCCATTATTAATATTTATTAATATTTATTTTTTTAAGTATTAATTTTTATATTTAATACTTAAAAAAATTGATATTATGAAATAATACTAGTAATACTATATAATATGGAACCGATTATATTTCAAATTATTGATTGGATACAATATAATGATAAAAAAGAACTAAATAATTTAGAAGATTCAAATGAATCAAATTCTGATGATGAAATTGAAAAAGAATTATTTGGAAATAATGAATCTGAACAAATCGATAATTATAAAATAAGATTATATGGAAGAACACAAGATAATAAATCAATTGTTGTTAATGTTAATAATTATACACCATTCTTTTATGTTAAAATACAAAAAGATTGGACGGATACAAAAATTAGAACATTAATTAATCATATCAAATCAAAAATTTCAAATCAAAAAATATTAAAAGGTTTTAAATCATATGATGTTGTAATGAGAAAAGATTTATATGGATTTACTGGTTATAAAGATTTTAAATTTATTAGATTAATATTTCATAATATGCGTTCATATAAAACATTTGAAAATTGGATTACAAAAAATAAAATTGTAAATAGTTTATTATCAAAAAATCCAATCAAATTAGCTCTATATGAATCTAATATAGAACCATTTATAAGATGTATGCATATTCGTAAATTAAATGCTTGTGGTTGGGTTAAAATATCTAAATATGAAAAATATGATTCAACATATAGTTATTGTGAAAATGCTATTCAAACAGATTGGACTAATTTAGAAGCATATGAATCTAATTCTATTCAAAAATTTATTATAGCTTCTTGGGATATTGAATGTATGAGTTGGAGCGGTAATTTTCCTCAAGCAATTGATCCTGATGATAATGATAAATTATCTGATGATACTAAACCAGGTGATCCTATAATTCAAATAGGAACTGTATTTACTTATTATGGTGAATCTGAACCTTTTGCTAAATCTATAATAACTTTGGGTGGTTGTAATAAAGTAAAAGGATTAGAAGATGTTGAAATACAATCTTTTAAAACAGAAAAACAAGTATTATTGGCTTGGACAAAATTAATTCAAAAAATGGACCCAGACATTATAACTGGTTGGAATATAAATGGTTTCGATTTTCAATATATATACGATAGAGCTAGAAAGTTAAAAATCTTAGATAAATTTTCAGAATTATCAAGATTACGTGATGAAAAGTCTGAATTTAAAGAAAAAACTTTATCAAGTTCTGCTTTGGGTGATAATATTTTAAAATTTTTTGATATGGGAGGTAGAATTATTATCGATATGATGAAAGAACGTCAAAGAGAAGCTAAGCTTGATTCATATAAATTAGATTTTGCCGCATCAACATATATAAAAGAAAAAATTATTATGTGTATAATAATTGACGATAATACATTTATTATTTATACACCAAGTGTATATGGTATCAAATCTGAAGATTTTATTAATATAACTTGGGATGACGGATTAAATGAAAATAAACATGATATCAAATATAAAATAACAGAATTAACAAAAGTTGAACCTGATGAAATTAAAGAATTAATAGGTTCTATTGAATCTTATAATAATTTTGATAATTTTATATTTAAAAAACCTAAATCTCTATTTAAATTAGTGGTCAAAGGTAAAATACCTCAAGAAATATTCGAAATTGAAGAAGGTAATGAACCAATGTGGAAAAGTGTTACACATAAAATAAAAATATCTGAAACAAAAACTAAATCGAAATTATATTTTCAAGTTGATGGATATTCTGATAAAAAAGAACTCGATGATAATGATAATGAACAATCAACTTGGATTGATATTAAATATAATGAATCAATTATCCCTA